CGGCCTATCCATGACTTTTGATGAGGTGTTCGAATGAGCGAACTTCAAGGTCAGCTCTCGCTCGCGAAGGGCCTGACGATATGGGAAGGCTTTGAGTTGGTGCTGCCCGGCCAAACGATCCGCTTTCACGCCGGGACCAACGAACTGTTGGGCTCCGTCGTATGGCAGGGCAACACGTACACCCCTTGGCCAATCAATGCTGCCGAATTCGCCACGCCCAGCCAGGGATCACCGGCCAGACCAAAGCTTCAGGTCGGCAATTTCGGCGGGAACATTTCAGCGTTGTGCCGGGCGTATGAAGACCTGCTCGCGGTCAAGCTGAAGCGCCGCCGCACGCTGGTCAAGTACCTTGATGCGGTTAACTTCTCCGCCGGCAACCCCACTGCCAGCCCAGCCGAAGAGTACCCGGTCGAAACCTGGATCATCACGCGCAAGGTCAACGAGACGCCGGCCGCGATCGAGTTCGAGCTTGGCTCACCGCTCGACCTGCAGGGTGTCAAGCTCCCACGTCGTCAGGTGGTGGCAGGCACCTGCCTGTGGGAGTACCGAAAAGGCGAGTGCGGTTACGCCGGCGGGCCGGTGGCGGACTATGCCGACAATCCAACCAGCGATCCCGCCAAGGACCAATGCAGTCTGACCATGAGGGGCTGCAAGAAACGTTTTGGCGCAAATGGCGAGCTTCCTTTCGGCGGCTTCCCGGGCAGTGCCCGCGTACCGAGGTTTTGACCATGAGCGAAGTATTCAATAAGTGCCGGGCTGAGGCCGAAGTGCATGCCCGTGCGGAGTATCCTCGCGAGTCGGTCGGCCTGGTCGTCAGCGTGCGCGGCAAGCCGTCCTATGTGCCGTGCCGCAATCAGTCGGAAGAGCCGGATCACTTCATCCTCCATCCAGAGGACTACGCCGCCACCGAAGACCTGGGCGACATCATTGCCGTCGTGCACTCCCACCCGGACGCTGGTCCAGAGCCCAGCCTGCACGATATCGCCAGTCACGCGGTCAGCCGCATGGCGTGGTGGATCGTTGGCCTGAAGGATGGCGCTGCGACCTGGCATGAAATGCCGGCCGCTGGCGAAATGCCGCTGGAAGGTCGCGTGTTCGTCCATGGCGTCATCGACTGCTATACCCTGGTCCGCGACTACTACCGCCAAGTGCTTGGCATCACCCTGCCGGACTTCCACCGCAAGGACGACTGGTGGCACAACGGCGAGAACCTGTACGTCGATAACTTCGCCATGACCGGCTTCGTCCCAGTCGATACGCCAGAGCAAGGCGACCTGATCGTCATGGCCATCGGTAGCCCAACACCGTGCCACGGCGCGATCTGGCTGGAAGGCGATGTGCTGCTGCACCACCTCTATGGCCGACTGAGTTGCCGCGAGGTCTACGGACGCGCCTACCGTGAATGCACGACGCATATCATGCGCTATAAGGGAGCGAAGGCTCCTGACGAGGACCGGCGCACCATCAAGGACTGCTCGAATCGATTTGACGGCGCGAAGCCGCTGCTCACACCATTCCCGGGGATGTCACGCACATAGGCCCTGTATTTGTGCGCATCCCGCCTGTTAGAGTCTCCAAAACATATGGAGGCTCACAAATGCGGAAGATTCTCACGGCCCTGGCGCTGATCGCGCTGGCGGGGTGCACAACCCCTTCTGATTTGAAATCAGATGCGCCAGTGTTCACGTCAGCTACCAAAAAATCACCTAAGCAATATGGCCTTTGTGTCTTCCCTAAATGGCAGGACTTGAACGCTGGGTCGACGATGACCGAAACAGAAACCGGTTATCGTCTGGTAATGGCGAATCCAGGAATCGGCCAAACTGACGAGCTTCTTGAAATCGAAAAAACCCCAACAGGCGCAACGGTCAGTCACTTCCAGCGCATCGCCTGGATTCAAGCGGGGAGAGGAGAAGTCTCGAACGCAGTAAAAAAGTGCATTTGAGTGACTAAAAAGACATACCGCCTTCGGGCGGTTTTTTTTGGACCGGAGAAAAGTATGAGCACTGCCCACAACAAAGCCATGACCCTGATTTTGCTGTCCGGCAGCCTGGCCAAGGCCTTTGGCCGCGAACATTTCCGTCAGCTTGAAACTGGAACGACCAACGAGGCGTTCAGCGCTCTGAAGCATACAGTTCCAGGCTTCGAAGATTTCATTCGTGATTCTGCACGGCTGGGTCTGCGCTTCGCGATATTCCGCAATCGCGAGAATATCAATCAGGATGGATTCACCCTGAGCGGGACAACTGAAATCCGTATCGTGCCAGTCATTGCAGGAAGCAAGAGCGGCGGCATCCTTCAGACTGTTGTTGGAGTTGTGCTGATAGTAGCGTCCTTTTTTGTACCGGGTTCGACTCCCGCCGCGCTTGCAGCTTCTTCAGCATTACTTGGCACGGGTATCGCTCTGACCGCTGGCGGCGTGATTCAAATGCTCACCCCGGTACCAAAATCGCCCGACCAGCAAGAACAAGCAGTCACTGAAAACAAGCCCAGCTACCTATTCAATGGTGCGTTCAACTCGACGCAGCAAGGCCTTCCTGTGCCTGTGGTTTACGGCCAGATGCTGGTCGGTTCCAGCGTCATTACCGTCGGTACCTGGTCGGAGGCTCTACCGGTATGAGTGAAGTAATTGTCGGTAGAAAGGGCGGCGGGAAGGGCGGCGGAAGCAGCGGTGGTTCCGCACGCGCCGCCGTAGAGGCTCCGGATAGCCTGCGTTCGCGTCAGCATGTGCGGGTGCTGCATGCAATCTGCGAAGGGGAGATAGAAGGCGTCGTCGGCGGCCATCAGGGGATCTTCTTCGACGATGTGCCGCTGCAGAACCCCGACGGCAGCTACAACTTTACCAGCGTCAGCATCGATACGCGCACCGGTACCCAGTGGCAGAGCTATATGCCGATCACCGGACTTGAGGCCGAGCAGTCCGTTGGGGTCGAGCTTAGAGGATGGATTCCCATTGAGCGCGCCATCACTGACACCGATGCCGATGCAGTCCGGGTGACTGTCGGCGTTCCGCAGCTGTACTCGCAGAACACGCAGAACGGCGATACGGGCGGCTCTTCCGCGATTTTTCGCCTGGAGGCCAAGCTGGGCAGCGGCGCTTGGTTTCAGATGTGCGAAGACATTTTGATCAATGGCAAAACCATGAGCCGCACGCAGTTTTCATACTATCTGCGTTTGCCGGTATCTGGCGGCCTACCGCGCTATATCCGGGCAACCCGAATGGGGGGCGATTCGACCAGCTCTACGGTCCAGAACCGTACGTTCTTCGACTCGTTTACGCTTCTATGGGATGAAAAGCTGCGTTATCCAAATACTGCGCTGTGCGGCGTCAGCATTGATGCTCAGCAGTTCGCCAGCATTCCGCGCATGGCCTTCCTGGTGCGCGGACTCAAGATTCTGGTTCCAAGCAACTACAACCCCGCGACGCGTACGTACAGCGGCTCCTGGAGTGGCGCATTCAAGCGTGCCTGGTCTGACAATCCGGCTTGGGTCTGGTACGACATGCTGACCAATACCCGCTATGGGCTGGGGGGATTGCTCGAAACGGCGCTGGTCGATAAGTGGTCGCTGTACAACATCGCCCAGTATTGCGATGCAATGGTTCCAAGCGGTTACGGTGGGTATGAGCCGCGCCTCACCTGCAACCTCGCGCTGACGACTCAGCAGGACGCTTGGAAGTTGGTCAATGACATGGTTTCCGTGTTCCGCGCTATTTGCTTCTGGGCGGGCGGGACGCTGACCGCCGTGCAGGACGCGCCGCGCTCCAGTCGCTACGGATTCAACAACTCGAACGTGGTTGGCGGCGAATTCAGCTATCAATCGGTTGCCTCCGACCAGCGCTATAACGTCGCCGCTGTCACCTGGAACGACCCGCTTCAACAATACAAGCAGTCGGTCGAAGTCGTTGAGCGTCCCGAGCTGATCGCGAAATGGAAGAGGATTCAGCAGAGCGACGTTGTGGCTGTCGGCTGCACCTCGCGCGGGCAGGCGCGACGCCTGGGGCGTTGGTTGCTGTATGCCGAATCGGAGGCCGTGACCTTCGCCGTCGGTGCGGACGGCGCGTTGCCTCTACCGGGCGACATCATCGACGTCGCCGATGCCAATCGGGCCGATGCACGTAATGGTGGGCGACTGCTGGCGGGGAGCACCGCATCTACCTTGCTGCTGGATGCCCCAATCGGCCTTGCTGGTACGGGCGTGGTCGGTGTGGTTATGGCTGATGGCAGCTATGCGAGTGCCGCCGTTACTGTCGGAGCCGGCGCGACATCGATCACGATTTCCCCACCGCTTGCGACAGCACCGCTGGCTACGGCGCCATGGGTGTTCTCAACAGCTGCACTGGATACGCAGAAGTTTCGCGTTATCGGTATCAGCGAAGGCGATGACGGCACCTATGCGATCAGCGCCGTAGCGTATGACCGGGACAAGTTCAACCAAGTCGAGTACGGCACACCGGACGTCGACAACCCGACCAGCATCGTCAACCTGGCTAAGCCAGATGCAGTCGGGCAGCTGACGTTCCTGGAGTCGCTGTACGACACCGGTACTGGACTTGCCGCCGCGCGACTGTCGGTCAGCTGGACCCAGCCGGCGCGAGCGATGCGCTATCAGATCGAGGTAATGAAGCCGGGAGGGAACTGGGAGTATGTCGGTGAAGTGTCGACGCCCAGCATCGACTTCGATTCTGCATCCTCGGGCCTGTGGTCGGTTCGTGTTACGCCAAAGTCCGTGCTCGGCCTCTCCGGCGCAGCATCG